GCCGTCGCCGTTGCCGTTGCCGTCGCCGTTGCCGTTCGGATACTTCATCGCGTCACCAGGCTGTATGGGTATCTGCCGTAGCCGTAGCCGTCGCCGTAGCCGTCGCCGTAGCCGTCGCCGTCGCCGTTGCCGTAGCCGTAGCCGTAGCCGTCGCCGTAGCCGTAGCCGTCGCCGTAGCCGTTGCCGTAGCCGTTGCCGTTGCCGTAGCCGTAGCCGTCGCCGTAGCCGTAGCCGTTGCCGTTGCCGTTGCCGTAGCCGTAGCCGTTGCCGTTGCCGTTCGGATACTTCATTAGGAGCTAGCCACATCGACGCCGTTTAGCGCCGATGCTAAATTCGTCCTAGTGCTGCCAATCGGCACACAAAGAACGGAGGTGCTTCGATCAGGATTGGGAATATTGACGGTTACCGGATCGTCATCGGTAATGATGATCGCCAGCTTCGGCTTGGTTTTTTCCAAATGTACGGGGATCAAGTGGTACGGCGTATCGCCACCACCGCCATAATCGACATCAGAAAGCCTTCCGTTACCAAAGAACCAGACATCAGAGCGTATGGTCGATCCATAACGATTCAGGAGTTCCTTTAGCCTGATTTCCGCCAATGCCGTCTTTTGCGGAGAAAACGAACCGCTTCGATCAACAAAAATCTCAACAAGCGGCGGGCGAGGCGTGGAAATAGACCCGGCCAACAAAATAGAGTCATCAGCATTCCGGCGTGACGGACGCCTGTGCGATCGCTCCCTTTCTATGCGGACACGCAGCGCGGCATCAACGGCGCAAGTGAGTGTCGGCACACGGCTCTTGAAGGACGCATAGACCGAGTCAGCGGCAATTTGTGACTGCTTCTCTTGCTCGTCAGCATCCATTTTCTGACGAGCAGCGGAAACAACCTCGCTAACCTCAATATGGTCACCCATGTCTCCTGACGAGTTCGGGAGATCGCATACGCAGCACTTCAGTGTCGAATGTTTTTTGTCGGGATTCTCTAGGAGCCAGTCATAGATGGCTTCAGCAAGAACGACGTCATCTGGCAAGCCGTCGATGGAGTTGGGCAAGTACCCACCAGCAAGACGAGACCTCGGAGCTTCTACGTTTCCTATGTCCGTCTTGTCGTAGATTGTCCTGGCAATCTCCATCTCGCACGCAATTGCCCATACATCGTGCTTTGCATCCTTGGGCCTGCGGCGATTGTGTCCGGACCAGACATGCCCCTGTTCATGCCGAAGCGTGGTGCGATACTCCGGCTTATTGAGTTCGGAGGCGATGTAGATGCGGACGAAGTCAGTCATGCCAGGAGCGCCTATCTCGCTCAGTGGCTTGCGGACGATGGGGGCAGCAGTCAGGCGCATGATTAGACCCTCAGTACCGAACGACCAGTTTTCTGCGCGATGCCGTGCCTGGCATTTCTCACGGAATGACTCATCACGTCGCTTTTCGTGCGAGTCACGATGTGGAGAATCTGACTTGCGGTTGCAGCCGTAAGAAGGCCACGAACAACGACGTCAAAGCTGTCGCTATCAAGTCCCTTGCGCTCCATGAAGCTAAGCGCCATAGCCAGCGTACGAGGTGTCGTGATGCGCTTGGAAAGCCCATCACCAGCCATATCAAAGATGGGTAACTCGCCAGAACGCACAGCACCAACAACCATCCGCGCTTCGGACGAGGCGTATTGACCATCTGCCCAGTCAGCCCAGTTGGAAACATCGGGCACGCAATCGACCGCAGTAAAGCGGGAAAGCATGGCGTCGCTGATCCCATCACCACCGCCGAACTCCGGCTGATTTGCCGCTGCTACGATGCAGGTATCGGCGGGAAGTTCGGCGCGGCCAACTCGACGAGAGGCAACGAGGGTGAGTAGAGTGTCGGCAACAGAACGCCGCGCTTTGTCGAGTTCATCGAGAAAGAGAACCGTGGTCTTGCCTTCGGCCGCCGCATCATGGAGGCGGCGAAAGATCGCCGGAACAGTACGGTAGTCGTATTCACCCTCGCGATATGGAAGTCCAGCAATGTCTTCCTCGACAAGTGTGGATGTCAGCAAGACCTCCGAGTGGTCAAAATGCGACTGCACTTGCGCCGTCTTACCGATACCGGGTGCACCAATCAAGAGAACAGGGACTTGCGGAGAAAAAAGGTATTTCATGCGATATCTCCTGAATTCTGACGCGGACGATTTCTCGTTTCGCCCGCGTGCTACTTCGGGGTTGAAGTACGTGGCCTGTGGAGCGAGCCCGCCCATTAGCGGAGAGTGGCTCCCTTAAGCGTGTAAAGGTCAACGGACGGCAGGATGGCGAACACGGCCGTGGTGGGGAAAAGAAGTTCTTCGTCGGCCTCGAAGCGATCCAGTGTCACCGTTGCCGACTTGTCGCCACGAGCCACGGCAGGCAGGCCCTTGCCGCCACCGAAGCCGCCGAACATCGCCGCCTTCTTGAGGGCGATATAGCCCTCGGGCGCAGTGACCTCCGTGCCGAAGAAATAGAAACCGCCGCTTACTGCCAGAATCTTGGTGCTCATGCGTTACTCCCGTTACTGTTGGACTCGGTAGCCGCCGAGTGCGGTATTAAAGAGGTGCGCGTTACTGGTGTGAGGACACGCGCGGGAACCCGGAGATACAGCACCAGCTACCGTCGCATTCAGTGCGATGCCCAAAGGATCAGGGCCACCGTGATATCCATGGTCAACGCGATGGCACATGCCAGTGCCGGACCTTTCCAGGCGTTAACCGACATCGAAGTCATTAGCTGCGTCCTCGTCCTGTCGGTGAATGGCAACCTCGGCCTGGTCTTTCGCGTAGACCGTGGTGATGTAGTTCCTGATAAGTCGACCCGCTTCTAGTTCGTCGCCGGCAATCAGCGCGTCGAGGATCGGATTGGGACGGCCTGCCTGTTCGATGCTTGCCTCGGACATCCCCAGTTCCCACGTCTCGCGGCTGCGCAGTTCCGTGGCGATCTGCTTGTTGAGGCGATCCTGTGCAGCCTCGGCCTCGGCCTGCTGTTCCAGGTACTGAGCTACGGCCCAGCTTGCGTAGTCGGGTTGGGCGCTCATACGAGACCGCACATGTGCCCAAGGGCGCCGATAAGGATGAAAGCGGCGAATGCTGCGAGGGTTTTCATGCCGTCATCCCCTTGTGCGAATGAACCCGAGTCATGACCAAGGACCATCCCGATGGAACGTTGTTGGCGTTACCAGCCATGACCCGGTAGATCAGTGAGCCGTTGACCCACTTGCACACGCGGATGTGGCTGAGAGGGAACTGGAGAATCTGTGCGCTCATGGTTAGGACTCCGGAGAGAACGACTTGAGGGCCGCAATATCGCTTCGCAGACGTGCATGGAGCGACGGCTGATCGGCGATGGACATCGAGTTCAAGATCACCTGTGCCGTATCGAGAAGCCTCTGCACGGCGTTGTTCTTGGCGATGGCGTTGACACCGGCACGCGCCTTAGCAATCGCCGATTCGTCGTTCACCACGTACTTGAGTACGTGGTCGAGTTCGTTGGTATCGCGGAGGGAGGTGTGCATCTCAGTACGCCAGGTAGACGGTGGATTCGGACTCAAAGCGCTGGACGCTGTAGCCGTCAGCTGCCGGGACGATTTCGACGTCCATGCCGCGGGCCTCAAGCTGGTCCGCGTAGTCCGCTGCCTGGTCGAGCGTTGCGAAGGTCTTCATCTCAATCTCCTTGCCGCTGCGCCGGTTGGCGGGGTAGGCGGCTTGAGGACCAATGTAAGCCTACTGACAGTCAATGTCAATCAATTTACCCATTGATTCTTTCTATGCTGACATCTGCTGACATCTGCTGACAATTGACCCAGTCTATTGACATCGACAGACGTAAAAAAGCCCGCGATGGGCGGGCTCTGCGGTTACTGGCAGGTAACCTTCAGGGTCTTTCTGTTGAAGCCGGGTTCCTCGGAGACCGTCCGGTATCCGCCCGGACACTCTTTTGCAGCTCTGTCGTAGCAAATGGTGAACGAGGTTGCTGCCCCACACTGGACCATGACGACGGCATTGCCGTGGTCGTCTCGTATACGAGTAGCTGTGGAGCATCCGGCGAGTGCGATCACTGCAATCATCACGACAGCCCTCATCGGACCGGAGCCATAATGACTAAGCCGGTGTTTGCCTGGTTCTGTCGGACCATGCCAGGCCCGTACTGGACTACCCGACCGTTCTTAAGCAAGACCTGATAGTCAGCTCGGTCCCACGACCACCCGCTCATCAGGCGATTTTTGTAGGTGAGCACCTGATAGCCGTCCTGCTCACTGAAGCCGTCAGGGCGCCCCATCTGCCCTTCGACAGTCTGGCGGTCCATCCCGGCATCCAGGCGCCGCATCTTCTCTCCGGTGGCGCAACCTGCCAGTAAACCGACGCACATCGCCAAAATTACGACGTTCCGCATTGTCTTCCCCAGGCTAGAGGCCGCCACGACCGCTACGGTCAATGACTCGGCCGATTATCATGAATGATGACGCATCGTCTTCCACAAACTCATCGGGATAGAGCGCTTTGTCGGCGTTGTCGGACACGATGCGAACCCGCCCATCTGCCGTCCGGAAAAGCCGTTTCACACGTACCTCGTCGCCCATCACCACGACATACACATGATTGCTCTGAAGCCGGATATTCCCGGTGTCTACGGCAACCTTGTCCCCATCAAAAAGTGTCCGCTCCATGCTGGAGCCCCTGACCCGCATTACCTTGACCTTTGCCGGAATTGCCCCGGTTTCCTGGAACCACTTCAGGGTATAGCGCTGCCGATATTCGGTCGGCACAAATTCGGGCACGATGCGCCCGTTTCCCCCGCTTACTTCCACCTCGACCCCCTCGACCCACACCTCTTGGGCTGGATCGAAATCTTCGTCTGACTCCACGGCCTCCACCTCGAAGGCACGCACCGGGACCACCCGGCCTGTCCAGGGGTAGTCATCGCTGCCCTTGCCAGAATCGAGCCAATCAGGGTTGACCTTGTACACCTTCGCGGCCGGCAAAAGGTATTGCTCAATGCTGGCACTGCCACCGCTCTCCCACATGGCAACCGTGCCTCGACTACATCCGATTGCCTTTGCGGCCTCGACCTGAGTCATACCAACGCGTTTTCTGGCGTAGCGCGCCCGCTCTGTGAGTGTCATGTAAGCCAGCTTACATTTATCTAGTGTCAGCTGATTGACAATAGCGGTCAGTGGGGTGAGAATGTCAGCCATGATCACAAAAGCCCAAGCGATTGAGTTGTTCGGAACGGTCGAGAAGCTTCGGGCTGCACTTGGCCTCAAGAACCGCCAGGCCATCTACCAGTGGCGCGAGGACCGTATTCCGGAAAACCACTTCCTGCGGATTCGTTACGAGCTCAAGCCCGAGGCTTTCGATACCCAAGGAAATTTCCTTTCTAAGTAAGGCGAGGCGTCATTGCCGTCGCCTTTTATTTGACCTGAATTCCAACCGTCCACACGAGACCACACCATGCAACGCGAATTGTCATTGATGGGGGCAGTAAAGAAACCCGAGCGTGTTCCGGCCCACCTCGTGAGCCTGTGCCGCACCTCTGGCGAAGCCGTTCTCCTGGCAATTCGCTACGGCCATAAGACTCAGCGTCAGGTGGCAGGGGCCGTAGGCATAGAGCCATCCCAGCTTGCACGAATCATCTGCGGCAACGCCCATATGCCCGCTGACAAGGCTGTGGCGTTCGCTCACGCAGTGGGCAACTGGGGTTGGTCGCAATGGGTAGCCCATGCCTGCGGAATGGACCTCGTGCAGCGCAGCGAGTCTCCGGAGGAGCGCATGGCGCGTCTTGAGGCCGAGAACGCGGAGTTGAAGGCGAGGGCGGCATGACCTACGCAGCCAACGAGCCCCACATGACGCCAAGCGCTGTGAGTCGCCACGTAAGTAGAACAAACCGATCGTCAACAAAGCATCAAAGGTAGGTGGTCAATGCGCGATTACGGAAAGGTACACACGGCATTCTGGGCCAGCGACACGCTGAGGTCCCTGGACGCCGATGCGAAGCTTCTGGCGCTCTATCTCCTGACTTCGCCACATACGAATGCCTCTGGAGCCTTCCGTCTACCGGACGCCTATGCGTGTGATGACCTTGGATGGGATTCGGAACGGTTGCGGAACGGTTTCGAAACCCTTTCAACCTCTGGTTTTTCCGTTCGGCACGAAAGTACCGGATGGGTCTGGGTCTGCAAGTTCGGTGAGTGGAACAAGCCAGATAACCCGAACATCAAGAAAGCCATCCTTAAGGCCGTTGAGGCGATTCCTCAGGCCGTCTCTTTCAAGCCCCAGGTGTCCGCTTTCTGGAATGGCTTAAGTGATGGAGAAACTTTTTTTGGAACCGTTTCGGAACCGTTATCTAACACTCCATCTCCATCTCCATCTCTATTTCCTCTTTTGATCTTGGATGACGGATCGGAATTTGAGGTATCCCCGGAGTTCGCCGCCGAGTGTCGCTCCGCCTACCCGAAGATCGATCTGGTCACCGAGTTGACGAAGATGCGGATCTGGCTAGTCGCGAACCCGGCAAACCGGAAGACGCGTCGAGGGATCACCAAGTTCATTAACGGCTGGCTGGCAAAGGCCCTTCCGTCCGCGTCGGTCACGCCCATCCGCAAGACGCGAAAGGAACTCGGCGTATGACCGAGACCTTCGCCCGCGTACCCCCGCACTCCATCGACGCCGAGCAGGCCGTGATCGGCGGGCTGATGCTTTCGCCCGAGAAGATCGAGACGGCGGCCGAGCGTTTGACGCAGGCAGACTTCTATCGTCGCGATCACCAGCTGATCTACCGGGCCATGCTGGAACTGTCCGGTCGTGGTCAACCGTGTGACGCCGTGACGCTCGGCGACTGGATGGACACGAACGGTTTCGCCGAGATGATGGGCGGCTCGTCGTATCTCTACGATCTGGCGAACAACACCCCGTCTTCGGCCAACCTCGCCGCCTATTCGCAGATCGTCCGTGAGAAGGCCGTACGGCGCTCCCTGATCGATCTGGCTACGTCCCTATCAACCGATGCCTACGCGTCCGACATAGAGGCTCCTGCGCTGCTTGACGGGGCTATCGCTGGGCTGATGTCGATGCAGAAGGTCGAGTCACGCGCAGAGTTCACTTTGCGTCAGGCGATGACCCTCGCGTATCAGGAAGCCGAACGCGCCAAGGCGCTAGGTGGGAAGGTTCCGGGAATCTCCACGGGCCTAGCTCGCCTGGACAAGGTTTTGGGTGGCTGGCACGACTCCGATCTGGTGGTGGTCGCCGCCCGTCCTGCGATGGGTAAGACGGCTCTCCTGCTTAACTTCGCCCTGTCTGGCGGCGTGCCGTGCGGGATCATTTCCGCCGAACAGCCCGCCCAGCAGGTTGCGGCCCGCGTGATGTCCATCGACTCCCACGTCCCCGCTGAGCGGATGCGCAACGGCAGCTTCGACACCGACGACCTCCGCAAGCTGGACCTGTCCGTGGGTCGTCTGATCGAGCGTACCTGCCTGATCTACGACCGTAGCGCCCCGACCATCGCCGATGTGTCCCGCATGGCCCGGAAGTGGAAGCAGCAGAACGGCATCAAGATCCTGTTGGTCGATTACGTCCAGCGCATCGAAGCCAGCAACGCCGATAAGCGCACGCCGAAGCATGAGCGGGTAGGTGAGGTGGTACGTGGCCTGAAGAACCTCGCCCGCGATCTGGACATCCCGGTCGTCGCCTTGGCTCAGGTGGGGCGGCACGTCGATACCCGTGAGGACAAGCAGCCGGGCATGGGTGACATCTCCGACTCGTCCGAAATCGAGAAAGAGGCGGACCAGATCATCACCCTGTATCGCCCCGGTGTGCACGACGACTCGGCGGATCAGGCAGAGGCAATTCTGAGCGTCGAGAAGAACCGCCACGGCCCGACAGGCGTAGTCCGTGCCGCATGGCTTGCCGAGACGATGCGCTTCACGGATATGGCCTATGACAACCGATGACGTTCAGGGGCTCATCCGAAAACGGCTAGCCGCCAAGGAAGTCGAGGCAGCCGAGAACCGGAAGCACTTCACCGCAATGGCAGAGGCACTCGTCCTATTCGCCGAGTTCAACCCGAAGCCTATCTACGCAGAAGAAAACGGACGAAGCATCGGCAAGAAGCCTTCCACCACCGACAGCCTGGATGGCGACCGATTAGTTCAGATGCACGACTACTGGCAATCCTTCCGACAGAACACGAGGAAATTCAAATGACCAACCTCCGCACCGGCACCACCGTAAAGGCCACGGACTTCCCGAAATGGCTCGTCATCGACGAGAACGGTTCCGTCATCACCTACGCCACCACGCGCAAGTGGGCTCGTGAATTCGCAGACCACACCAAGGGCGAGCGGATCGCTGTAGCCAACGCACTGACTTACACGGTCAAGGAATGATTCTGACGCTGCCCGCCACGGATAGGGAGTCCGATATCAGTCGTCTCGCTGACGTGCTCCGGGCAGCGTTGCCGGGGAAGCGGGTCAAGGTCGAGGTCAAGGAATTCCGGAAGGATCGCAGTAGCCCGCAGTGTCGGTATCTCAATGGCGTGGCCTACAAGCTCCTGAGTGACGCTACCGGCTACGAGCGGGACGACATCAGCGAATACCTCTGCATCGCTTACTTCGGGGGCCGTGAGAAGAAGGTTCCGGGTAGGCGAACGGTAGAGGTCCCGCTTCGCACTACGACGACCGACGCGGACGGCCATCGGTCACTGCTTACGACACAAGAATTTGAAGACTACGTGGCATTCGTGCAGCGCTTCGGGGCGCAACACGGAATTTTTATCCCAAGCCCTAACGAGGTGTGACGTGGACGATTTCATTGATGGGTTCTGCAAAACCATGTTGGTTATCTGTGTAGTTGTTCTTATCGGCCTATTCGCCGCTCTCCCATTCGTCGTGCAGAACCAGAATAGGTTCTACCGAGAGTGTGAGGCCAAAGGTGGCGTTCCGATGAGTATTCGAAGCGAAGGTCTCCGCTGCTTCGCCAAGGAGGCCGTGCTGTGACCAACCTACGAAACGCTGCCAGAGACCGTGAATGCCAGGTCCGCTACCCGGAAGGCATCTGCTGCTTCGACAGCACCACGGTAGTCCTCGCCCACATCCGACTCGCAGGGATCACGGGCGGCGCTTAGAAGGCTCCAGACCTACTCGGCGCATGGGCCTGCCACACCTGCCACATGGAAGCCGACCGTAAGACAACGAAGCTCGATCCGGATGACGCAAGACGATGGTTTCTTGAAGCCATCCTCCGCACCCAATACGCACTCATCAACGAGGGTCTTATCAAATGGTAATCGCGCTGATCATCGCCGCTCTCGTCGCGGCCGGTATCTACATCCGACTCAGCTTCAAAGTTAGTCTTCATCGTGAGCGGGCCGAGAGCTTCGAGGAACGATATTTCAGCATGGCCTCTGACAACGTAGACCTGCGTGTGAAGCTTCAGGACGCTCAGGAAGCCTACAGCCGCCTCATCGGGCAGCGTGCCATGGGATGGGCTGGTGAAGAAATTGCGAGGATGCACTGATGTCTATCTCCGTCCTCGGCATCGACCCTGGTACGCACGAGTCGGGCTATGTCCATTACGTCAGTGGTGGCGGTGTGTTGTCCTCCGGCGTAGCGGCCAATCTGGAAATCCTCGACCTGATCTGCACGACCGATGCCGATCTCCTGGCAATCGAGAAGATCGTTAACTACGGGATGGCTGTCGGGCAAGAGACGTTTGATACCGTGCAGTGGACCGGCCGCATGATCCAGTGCTGGCCGTCACCTGACGAGGTTGTGATGGTGCCCCGCATGGCTGTCAAGAAATTCGTCTGCGGCACTGGCAAGGCAAAGGATCCACAGGTTCGCGATGGCCTTATCGCCATGGTCGGACCCGTAGGCAACAAACGTAATCCCGGCCCTACCTATGGCGTGAAATCCCACGCATGGTCGGCTCTCGGGGTGGCATTGACCGCAATTTCCACGAGGGCAGCGTAATGCGCAAGAAATCTGAATTCGAGCGGGCGCTACAGGTCACGTTGTACCGAATTGCCTGCGCATCGCCACGGCAGGCTCGTGCCATGCAATACCGAGAGAGCCGTGGGTCTGATGTCACCGCAAGGGGCCTGACCACGGACTGGAATACCCCAGAGGCCGCGATCGTCTGGGCCATCTACGAGCGAGCTGTGTACGACAATTTCGGTATTGGCACGGGGTCGCATGGCTTCGGGGTGAATCCGGTACACCGGAATGAGACGGTAAAGACGGGAGAAATCACTCTGAGTACCGGAAAGCGAGTGAACATTCTGGAGCTTCTAGGCATCGATCCGGAATGGGCCGTGGAGCAACTCCAGAAGGCCATCAACTACACAAAGCTCAAGGAAGCGGCATGACCACCCACGACATCATTGGCCGCGATACAGACGAGGCATTCGCGATGCCGGAACTGTCAGGCGCGTGCATTGACGCGGCGAACCGGACGGCGAAGTTGTTTGATGCTCATTACCCCGGCTGGCAGCTTTACAGTCGCGTGGTTCGTGGCGACTCGATCTATGACCGCGAGATCGCGGCGTGGGCCATCGGCATGGCTCGTCGATACGCACGGACCCACAAGGTTAGTGGCTGGTCCGTGGTAGCTCCTAGGGCCCGTAGCAACGATTGGATCGCCCAGTCCGGTGTGGATGCTCTGGAAAACCTCGTGTTCGGCAGGTTCTCGACGAATGCATTCACTCAAGCAAGCCGTCTCGGCTGCGACGAGGAAGTCTATAAGCGCGTTCGGGACAGTGTAGCCGTCCTGATGGCTGGCGGATTTGCTGCCTACCAGCTTGAACTCCAGATCCAGCTAATAAAGGTTCTTCGCGAGATGCCCGAACTGTTCATTGGCGACGTGGCCTAAAAAGAACTGCCGGAAAACAGAAAACAGGTGGGACGATTGGTTTGAGGGCGGATTACACGCCTGAATATTCCCGCCAGGCCTCTACCTGCTCGGCAAGTCCCGAGACCAGTGGCATAGCCAGAAAGCGGCGGGACTAGACCTGCGCAACGCAGGGGCCGCGTCTGGTAGGGCGCTCCGCACTCCGGTAAGCGGAACCATTTACGCGGTTTGGATTGGGAGAACCCGGTCGCCGCACTTATGCACCAGAACTGTCGGAATACCTTCGCTTTCGGGGCGAATTCGACATTTTCGTATCACTTATGCCGGTCGAGGCGTACAGCCCGCGTTGCCCGATTCAACGCACCGGCACCCATTGGACTAGGCGGAGCATCGCTTAGCCGCAAAGCGGGCGCTCTGGTGTGCTCACCATCGCCTCCGGACGCCACCGGAAACCTATTTCACCATGCTGGTGAAGCTCAAATATCCATGTCGTGAACATGGAGCGCCTATCCCAGCATGGGATCACACACTGCCTTCGGGGGCAATATGGCTCAGACACGGTTCGGATCGTTTGTTGAGGCGGTCGCCAATATTTTCGTTGGATTCGCTATCAACTGGTCGGCCAACATGATCTTCCTGCCCATGTTCGGGTTCTTGGATATCACAGCAGCCAAGGCATTTGGTATTGGTCTGGTCTTTACGGGTATCTCGCTGGTGCGCCAGTACATCCTTCGCCGGTACTTCAACGGCCTGAAATTCGGTACGACGGCGACCGTGGCATGAGCTGCCTTCCGACGAGTGCCGACGAGCGTAACGACTACCCGATGGCTGACGGCCTTCTGTACTACTTCCCAGCGGCTCTCGCTGAGGTAGCCAGGGTTAGCAAGGTAGGTAATGACCAGCACAACCCGGGGCAGATGATGCACTGGGCCATGAACAAGTCCACGGACCATGCCAACAAGATCCTGCGGCACCAGCTCGACGCCGGCATGCTCGATAGCGACGGACAGCGTCACAGCGCAAAAGTTGCATGGCGTGCTCTGGCTCAGTTGCAGGAGGAGCTTATGCGCGATGCCGGGGCTCCTGTTCCTCGCAATGCCCGTAACTGGCGTGATGAAGACTACGCCTTTCCCTTGGCCGACCCGGAGGACTGATATGGCTATCTTCGCCCTAGGTTTCCTCATCGGTGTTGTCATAGGCATCTGCCTTGAAATGGGCGGAGCTGTATGAAACCGCGTCGCCATTATGTGGTGCCAGACTGTCAGGTTCGCCCCGGCGATAGGACGGACTTCCTCGACTGGGTAGCGGCAGACATCGTTCGCCGTAAGCCAGACGTCTTGGTCTGCATCGGCGACTTCTGGGACTGCGCAAGCCTGTCCTTGTACAGCGCAGCCGGTGGCCTAGAGAAAGAGAATGCACGTCTATCCGATGATATCGAGGCAGGCATGGAGGCCATGAAGCGGCTGATGACTCCGGTACACGCGGAAATCAACCGACTCAAGGTAAACAAGAAAAAGCAATGGAATCCTAGGTTTATATTCACTGAGGGGAACCACTGCTACCGCCTCAATCGTTTCGCATCCAACGATGCGCGGTTCGAAGGGGTGATAAGCACGAAGCTTTGTGATGTGGAATCGTTCGGCTGGGAGCGCTATGCGTTTGAGCAGCCCGTCGAAGTGGATGGCGTGTGGTACTGCCACTACTGGAAGACAGCACACAGTCCCCGACCCATTGGCGGAACGATCGACAACCGGCTTAACAAGCTCGGGTTCTCCTTTGTGGCCGGTCACGAACAAGGCAAGAAGTACGGCAGTAGAAGCCTGCCCAACGGCAAGACGATTCACGGCGTGGTAGCCGGGTCGTGTTACCTGGGCACAGAGGACTATCGGGGTCCGCAGAGCGCGAACGAGTGGCGTGGGACCGTAGTCCTGCACGACGTGCGCGACGGCGACTTCGAACCGATGTTTTTGACACTTCGATATTTGTGCCGCGAGTACGCAGGAGAAGACCTTTACGAGTACATGACGAAGCGCTACCCCGACGAATCGTGGGATCACCTGAAGTGATGCGCAGCTAACCTTTAATAAGCCGCTCCGTTATTCAAGCTTAACCATCGAGGACAGCACGTGACGACAATTGCGGTGAGTTGTGGAGTAGTAGCCGCAGACAGTCAGGCCACGGGCAATTTCAAGTTTCCGTGGGGCGAGAAAGTTAGGATTGTCAAGAGTGGACCGTGGGCAGGATGGATCTTCTGTGCTGCTGGTCGCCTTGATTACGTCCATGTCGCATTCGCCCAAGTTCTTTCGGGGGAATTTTCCCCAGTGTGTTCCGCGGAAGATCCTGACGGAGGTAGTTACCTTCTGGTCGGGAAGTCAAAGGTGTATTGCTTGGAAGCGGACAGGATGACCCCTTACCGGGTAAGTAAGACCTTTGCCATTGGTTCGGGATGTAAGTTCGCTATGGCCGCGATGGCCTGCGGCAAGACCCCAGCCGAGGCAGTAAAGATTGCGTCGAAGCTCGACGTATATACGGGCGGTCCAGTGCGGACCCTCGCCGTCAACTAACAGGAGAGGCATCGGCATGTAGACCGAGCACATTGCCGACGCCATCAAAGGAACCCCAGTAGTTGGGTTTATCGGTACGTCCTTGATGGGATTCCAATGGGATACGTTCTCGTACATCGTGGCAAGCCTCTATACATGCTTCCTGATCGGCGAGAAGTTGTTCAAGTGGTGCAAGGCGTGGAAGGAAAGCCGTGCGCCTAAGCCCTAAAGCGCTCGCGGCCTTCACTGCCGCCGTAGTCGCCGCAGCCGCAGCCTTCACCTAGCCATGGGAGGGCACGGTCTATGAGGGCTACTCGGACGTTGTAGGTGTTACGACGGCCTGCACCGGCCATACGGGGCCCGAGGTGGTGCTGGGTAAGCACTACGACAATTATCAATGCAATCTCTGGTTTCAGCGCGATATCGGCCTTGCAGTCTAGGGCGTCCTGTCCTGCGTACCAGCGGAACGGATGGCGGTTAACCAGACTTCTGCATTCACCAGCCTGACGTTTAATGCCGGCGTGGGCGCCTTCTGTGGATCTACGATGGCCCGCAAGGCTAAGGCCGGGGACAGACCGGGGTCATGCGCCGCGTTACTCATGTGGGTCTACGCAGGCGGCAGGAAGATTCAGGGGTTGGTCAACAGGCGGAATGCCGAGTACCGTTTGTGCATGACGCCGTGATTGCGTCAAAACGATTAGATTCTTCAGGAATCGATTAGAAATGAGTGGATTTCTCCAGAGTCGATTCCAACTTGCCTGTGCAGCCTTTCTAGCGGCGCTCGGCTTACTGGTATTTCACCAGATTGACTCCGCTCAGTGGGTCAGTACGACCACATGGGTACTCGGGCTGTACTTCTCGTCTCAGGTAGCCGAGACAGCCGTAACAAAGAAGCCGCCGGACACTCCGGTTTGAGGCAGTAAATGAAAACTCGCACCCTGCTTGCCCTTGTCCTCATTGCGACTACGGCGGGGTGCGTAAAACACTCCGTTCTGGCCGAAACCCACGCCACCACGCACCGCCTGGTAATCAATGACAACGCCTCGTGTAGCGGCACGGCAATTGGCCCACACCTGCTCCTAAGCGCCTCTCACTGCTTCGGTGAACCGGTTACAGGCGAGGGTGCTGATGTCAGCAAGGTCACGGTGGATGGAACGCCTGTAAAGGTCATTAAGTTCGTATAGGACGGCAAGGACCATATCATCCTTGTGGTGGATGAGAAGTTCAAGGCGTGGGCTGATCTTGAGCCACGCGAGCCCAAGAAGGCTGAAAAACTGTTTATCTGGGGCAACCCGTCTAGCTCAGTGGACTTCTACCGAGAGGGCCACGTAGCAGGGTACTCGGATGGATCGGTGGGTAGGGTCACTGTCGTAGACCTAAACGTATGGTTCGGAGATTCCGGCTCAGCCATCTTCGACAGCCACGGTGACGTGATTGGGGTGACCAGCATGTTGACCTTCGAGCAGTCGCTAAACGGCGTGCCACTGAAGTTCATGGCGTTCTTCCCGTTCGCTTTCACCGAATCCCAGTACGAGGATGTTGGCTATGGCAAAGGTGATCTGTGACTGGATCGTCATCGGCCTCCTGCTCACTGCTGCCGTACTGTCAGTACGGATGTACTTCGGACCGGGCGACGAGTGACGCAAGGGAGTGGCTAAACGAACGACTCGCCGCGGCTTACATCCTGGCAAGCGGCAAGGCCGCCCACACGAACACGTGCAGCACGAGCGTCGCCCCGGCTAGACAGCCAGGACCTTGTGACTGCGACGCATCCGACTTCGACCACCTGCCGAGGAATTGCTCATGACTGACAAGCTGAAACAGGTATGGGGATCGCGGGCTGACGAAGTGCTGCGCTGGGCCATGCAGGCTGTCGTGTGAGATACCTCTACGTCGCCCTGGGCGTCGTTCTTCTGTGGCTGGCTAGCCTCGCATGGGTTCACCACTCGGCGACCACTAGCGAGCGACAGGCGCAGATTCAGAAGGTAGAGAAGGTCATCGCCAAGCATAAGAAGAAACGCCAGAAGATCGAGGACGCCGTAAATGTATTGCCGCCCGCTCCGACTATTCCTGTTCGCGATGCTCCTGACGACTCTGCTGGTAAGCGGCTGCGCGACAGTTGGTCCCGCGACTGACCAGTGCGACTGGGCCAAGCCCATCTACGTATCCCAAGACGACGTGCTGACAGATGGCACGGCAAAACAAATCCTGACCCACGACGAGACTGGCAAGGCCATCTGCGGGTGGGGAAAATACTACAAGACCGAGGAATAACTATGCAGGGCGACCCGATTTGGATCACAGGTGACGCGATCACCATCGTCAAAAATTACAACGGATTCGCGGTCGTGCAGACTCCTGCCGATCCAGCTTCTCAGGCTCTCGTCTTTCAAGCATGGGCAGATTTGTCCTATTACCTTGCCGGACACTTCGCGGCTCCCGCGGTCTAATGTCGTCTAACCTGGGGTTTAAGCTATTGGGCACTACGCAGGTTTCCATGCTCGGTGCGATCTTCCTCTACGCGGGGAGTGACGAGCCCGATGACTGGATGATCTGTGATGGAAGGGCCATTGATCGTACGTCTTTTTCTCCTTTGTTCTCGATGGTCGGAACGACGTATGGCGTTGGCGATGGCATGTCCACTTTCAATATCCCCGACCTACGTGGTCGTTGTGCTGTCGGCTCGGGTCAAGGCAGTACGGCCGAAGGCGGCACCGCAGGAACGAGTCGTAGCCTGGGCCAGAAGGGTGGGACTGAAACGCATACCCTCACCTCAGCACAGATGCCAGCGCATACCCACGGTGTCACCACCTATACCACCGCCACGGATGCATCGCTACAGCTTCTTGGTAGTGGCCTGCGCATCACGGCCCAGAACACGGCCGGAGTAAGTGCTAGCGCCGGTTCAGGCGGAGCACACCCGAATATGTCCCCTTATGCAGTCCTGAACTATCTGATTCGGGTTGATGTATGAGCGGGAAGGGCGATGACCGTCGAAAGGCACTGATCGCAGACGAGACCGTTGCGGCTAATTGGGCGCGGATCTTCGGAAACAAGTTAGTGGGGAATGGTGTAACCGGCAGCATGTCAGGCTCTAACCCTGAAGGTTCCAGATCGTCTCTGGATTCCCCCGCCACATGGTACGAGGAACTGGCCGAGGTGCCATGTGTCTTCATCAACGCCGACACTGGCGAATAGGTCACAGAGGATTGGTGGCCGATCATTGAGCCGAATCCATGACCTAATCGGCTCAAACCTGCAGGGTATATCCGCGTTCTATACCCTGCAGGTCAAGGATTAGCCTGAGACTAAAAGCGACCTATCGCACAGTGAGATGATTTGCCATGGCTAAGGGAACTAAAACAGGAGGCGGCTCAAGGAAGGGCGTTCCCAATAAGCTGACCGCCGATGTCAAGGCGATGGTCCTTGCTGCCCTCGACTAGGCTGGTGGCGTCAAGTACCTTCTCGCGCAGGCACAGACCAACCCGAACGCGTTCTTGACGCTCGTGGGCAAGGTCATGCCTACGCAGATATCGGGCGATCCGAACAATCCGTTGCTGACAGGTCTGACGCTGTCGTTCGTAGAGGCGAAGCGTGAGTAACGTCGAGATACCGGCCAAGCTCCGGGGCTTGTTTGATCCGCACCGTTACAAGATCCTTCACGGCGGACGCTGCTCAACGAAGTCATGGAGCGTTGGCCGGGCGTTGCCGCTCAAGGGTGCCGAGAAGCCGCTACGCATCCTCTGCGTTCGTGAGATTCAGAAGTCAATCAGGGACTCGGTCCATAAGCTCCTGGGCGATCAGATTGATACGATGGGCCTGTCCAGCTTCTACGACGTCCAGTAGGCCGTCATCAAGGGCGCCAACGGAACAGAGTTCATGTTCGCCGGCCTGTCAGACCAGACAGCCGACTCCATTAAGTCCTTTGAGGGCGTGGACATCGTGTGGGTTGAGGAAGCCCAGTCCGTGTCCGACCGTAGCTGGAAGATCCTGATACCGACTATCCGAAAGACCGGGTCGGAGATTTGGATCACGATGAACCCGGAGTTGGACACTGATCCGACCTACGTCCGCTTCATCACGAGCCCGCCAGAAGGTGCCCTGGTCGTCGAGATGAACTATACGGACAACCCATGGTTCAACGATGTCATGGAGGCCGAGCGCTTGCACGCCGAGGCGACACTGCCCAAGGCCGAGTACGAGAACATCTGGCTTGGCAAGTGTATGCCCGCCGTCTCCGGTGCGATCTACGCCGACGAGATAGGTTCAGCCCGCGATGCCACGCCTAGCCGCATCTGTGACGTGCCATACGATCCCGCCATGAAGGTGCATGTGGTGTTTGACCTTGGCTGGAACGACCAGATGACGCTCATTCTGGTCTAGAAGCATCTGAGCCAGCTGCGTGTTATCGAATACATCGAAGGCAACCACAAGACGCTGGACTGGTACTCGACGGAACTTAAGACCCGCAAGCACAACTGGGGCACGATCTGGCTACCGCACGATGGCGAGAACCGGGACTTCAAGACCGGCAAGTCATCGCAGGAGATCATGCAGGAGCTAGGTTGGAAGGTATCGATCGTTCCGCGGCTCGGCATTGAGGAAGGCATCAGGCTGGCCCGTAGGCAGTTCGGACAGGTCTACTTCGACAAGACCAAGGCTGGGCCATTGATTGAGTGCCTCAAGCGTTACAGGCGAGCTCTGCCGCTATCCACGGGTGAGCCTGGTGCTCCATTGCACGACCAGTTCAGCCACGGAGCCGATGCGTTCCGCTACCTACACGTCGTCGCCCCCAAGCTCTCTAACGAGGACTGGGGCGGCAAACTGACTTACAAGACACTGGCGACCGCTTAATGGCTGAGAAATCCAAGAAGATGACGGACGGCGAGTTGTGCGCCCTCATCGACCACGAGCGGACGAACGGCATCGGCTATGCGGACTAGCTGGCCTCTGACCGTACGCGGGCTATGGCGTACTACCTGGGCGAGGCAACGTACGAGCTGACCCCGCCTGATGTGGATGGCCGATCCAAGGTCGTCAGCAAGGATCTGTTGGAAGTCGTCGAGTCTGCCATGCCGTCGCTGATGCGCATGTTCTGCGGTGCCGACGATGTGATCCGCTTTGAGGCGGAAGGCCCTGAAGACGAGAAGAACGCCAACGACGCCACGGAATACTGCGGCTGGATGCTGTTCCGCAAGAACAGTGGCTTCACGGTCCTGCACGACGCCATCAAGTCGGCCCTCATCTCCCGCATGGGCGTGATCAAGGTCTACTGCGAGGAAGCGTGGGACGAGCGCGAGGAACACTACGAGTACCTGTCGGAATAGGATGTCCAGGCGCTCTCGATAGATGAGAACGTGGAGATTGTCGAGCAAACACCCGTTGCGCCCACCAGCCCCACCCCGGACGGTCAGCCACCGCAGCCGCTATTCAACGTCACGGCCAAGCGCAAGGAAAAGCAACACAACATCGTGGTCGAGGGTGTGCCGCCCGAGGAAGTCTGGTTCAGCAAAGACAGCCGCGACATCGAGAAGCTACGCTGCGTGGGCTAGAACACCGAGCGCACGGTCTCTGACCTCATCTCGATGGGCTACGACCCGGACAAGGTCGCTGAGATTCCCACGGGCGACGACGATGGCGACACTTACGGTGAGAAGCTGGAGCGCGAGTCCTACGACGGCAGCTTCACCATCTCCGGCGACACGGACACACCTGACCCCAGCCAGCGCATTGTCACCCTGCAGTTGGTATACATCCGGGTTGATGCTGACGGCGACGGTATTGCCGAATACCGCCGCATCGTGAAGGCTGGCACGGTCATCTTCGAAAACGAAATCGTAGACGACCACGAGTTTGCCCTGTGCTGCCCGAACCTCATGCCGTACAAGCTCATCGGCCTGAGCATGTGGGATCTGACCGAGGACATCCAGCGAATCAAGACTGCGGTGACCCGTCAGTACCTCGATAACCTGTACCTGGCGAACAACCCGCAGAAGATCGTGGCGGTTGGTCAGGTGAACCTCGACGACCTGCTCAATCCGCGGCCGGGCGGCATCATCCGGGCGGATAATCCTGCCGCTGTCCGCGAATTGACGACGACCGATATCGGTCCGAACGCTCAGGCTGGCATCAACTATTTCGATAGCGTGCGAGACAACCGCACCGGCATCAAGCAGTTCAGCCAAGGGCTCGTTGGCGAGGAACTGTCGAAGTCGCAGATCGGCTCGGAGGGCGTCGCAACCCTTCAGGATCAGGCAGACCAGCGCCTTGAACTTATCGCCCGGGTCATCGCCGAGACGTTCATCAGCCGCATTTATCGTCTTCTGCTCAAGAACGCGACCCAGTATCAGGACCGTGAGGCCCAGATCAAGGTAAACGGCAACTGGATGGCCGTCGATCCCCGGGCGTGGAAGAACAACTACTCGATGTCCGTGTCTATCGGCATTGGCACGTCGAGCAAGGCCAAGCAGATCCAGAACGCAATGATGCTGCTCCAGATTCAGCAGTAGGCCGCGCAGTATGGCCTCGTGCAGCCACAGAACGCCTACAGCAGCCTGGAAGACCTCCTGGCTGCGATGGGCAAGAAGGATGTTGGCCGGTACTTCACCGCACCCGGCGAAGGCCCTCCGCAGCAGGACAAGCCCGATCCGGCCATGGCTAAGGTTCAGGCTGAGTCTCAGGCGAAGATGGCTGAACTTCAGCAGCAGGGCCAGTTGCAGCAGTCCAAGCAACAGGGTGACGTCGAAGTCGAGCGCATGAAGCAGGAGTTTCAGGCCCAGCAGTCGCAGCAGGAAACCCAGCTTGAGGCCCAGCGCAACCAGCTCAAGTCGGATAGCGACCTCGCACTGGCCCGCGAAAAGGCCCAGATCGAGGCAACGCTGACGATGCAGAAGGCACAGATGAGCATGGAGTCGGCTGAGCGCATCCAGATGATGAAGCTTGAGTCTGCCGAGCGTATCGCACGGATCAACGCCGAGGCCAAGATCCTGTCCGCCAAGACCATGGGCGCGAAAGACCCGTCTACGGCTGATGCGGATGCTAACTACCAAGAGGCGCGCGAATGACCGACCTGATGGAAGCCGAAATTCAGCGTGGTCAGAAGGCCGCTCAACTGCTCGCCGAGCCCCTTCTGGCCGAAGCATTCGCCACATTCGCTAACGAGGTACAGGAACGATGGGTCAAGTCACCGGCAAGAGACGTGGAAGGCCGCGAAAAGTTGTACCTGATGCTGAAGGCGTCCGAGCGAGTTCAAGCGCACCTGACTGCGTTGATCGAGTCCGGGAAGATGGCGGAGGCCACGCTGAAGATGCGTGCGGCCCAAGCGACTGGCCGAGCCTCTGTAGCGTTCTGAGCGGCGTTGAGTTCCTTGTGCGCCCTCTGACCGTGTGTCGAATCACTGTTCCGTTCGAATGCCAGGAGCCGTGGACTGGGGTCTACTCAGGCGCTCCGGTAAATAGAGGCAACTGGAAGGTTCTGTTGAACGACGGGACCACAATTTCACCGTAACGTACTAAACCACTCATAGAGGCTACGACCATGAGCAATACCAACAACCGTGTTACCTCGGCCCACATCGATTCGGTCATCGTGAAAGAGTTCTATTTCACGGCTGGCGATGGCGTGTACGGCGATGCCCACAAGCGCGGCGATTTCGAGGTGCAGGCGTTCCCCGAGTCACTGGATCTGATGACCTTCTGCGTGCTGACGCTCGCGAATGGCTACATGGTGACCGGCGAATCGGCCTGTGCCAGTCCGGGCAACTTCGACGAGGCCAAGGGCCGCCGCATTGCACGAGAGAATGCCCGCCAGAAGATCTGGCAGCTTGAGGGATACGCCCTTCGGCAGCCACTGGTACAGAACCACTAACCTAACGAGTAAACCACCATGACCAATCCCAACGGGGAAGTCGCAAGTGACGTCATCGAACCTTCGAAGGGGATGACAGAAGACGAAATTCTTAAGCGCCTTGAGCCGAAGTACCCCGAAGACGAGTAGGGCGAACCGGCCAAGGAAGGAAAGAACCCCGCAGAGGGCGAGGAAGAAGGCGAGGAAGACGAGCAGGAAGAAACCGAGGCCACAGGCGACGAAACCACGACGCCAGAGGAAAAGGAAGCCGCAGCAGCCAAAGCCAAGGAAGACGAATGGCTGACCAAGACCAAGAAAATCACCGTCCAGGGTGAGGAACTGGAAGTTACTGCCGATGAAGCCTTCAAGGGCTACATGCGGCAGCAGGATTACACCCGCAAGACGCAGGAAGCTGCACAGCTAACCTCGTCGATCACGCAAGAACGCCAGTTCGTTAAGCAGGAATACGAGAACCGTATCAACCAGCTCAATGTCCTGGGTAGCGTGCTCTATCAGGAGCTTGTAGGGGACCAAGCGAAACTTGCCGAGCTAGCTCAGAGCGACCCGGCTGCATGGGTCGCAAAACAGCAGGAAATGGCGTCCAAATCGGCACGCCTCAACGAAATACAGCATCACCATTCCGCTATCGAGCAGATGAAGAAGAACGAAGCGGCGAAAGCCCGCGACGAATCTCTCCGCGAGAACGAGGAACGGTTGCTTGACGCGTTGCCTGAGTGGCGTGACCAGACCAAACGAGCAGCAGCCCAACGCGATGTGGCTGACTTCCTCGTCCAGAATGGTTACAGCCCCGCCGAACTGAGCGAACTCATCGATCATCGTGCCGTTCTCATCGCCCACAAGGCGGCTATGTGGGATCGCGCACAGGCAGTTAAGCAGAAACAGGTAGTGCAGGCCAAAACCCCGCCCAAGGCGGTCCAGGCCGGTAACGCCAACACCCCCACAAACACGCCAGCACAGAAGAAGGCCGATGACCTTGCCAAACGCGCCAAGCGCACCGGCAATGTCGATGACGTAGCGGCCTACCTGCTGGCCCGCTCCAAATAACGAGGATAGCTAAGTGACCATTGTTGCCAATACCTTCACCACGTACGCCGCCATCGGCTAGCGTGAAGACCTGTCGGACGTGATCGATATGATCTCGCCGACTGATACCCCGTGCTACTCGGCACTCAAGAAGTCCAAGGCCAACGCCCGCTTCTACGAGTGGCAGACAGATGCCCTCGCTGCTGCGGCCAACAACGCCTAGTTGGAAGGCGATGACGTTGCCAGTTTCACGGCCGTCACCCCGTCCACCCGCTGGGGCAACTACTGCCAGGTCTCGACCAAGAACTTCATCATCTCCGATACCGAGGAAGTGGTGGACAAGGCGGGTCGTAAGTCGGAAATCGCTTACCAGAAGTCGAAGAAGCTCAAGGAACTGAAGCGCGACGCCGAGACGGGTATCGTCCAGAACACCACGTTCAACGCTGGCTCCACCACGGTTGCACGTCAGACCCGTGGCCTTGCTGGATGGATCACGCAGGGTTCGGTGGGCGCTGGTGCGGGTGTGTTCCCCGTTCCGTCCACCAATACGGCCCCGGTTGCGGGCACGGCTCGTGCGCTGTCTGAGGCACTGGTCAAGTCGGCGATGCAGACGGCCTATACGGCTGGTGGCGCTCCGACCCAGCTTCTCGTCCGTCCGTCCGACAAGGCGATCGTGTCCAGCTTCACGGGCAACGCTACCCGCTTCGAACAGGCTGATAGCAACAAGCTTCACGCTGCGTATGACGTGTACGTGACCGACTTCGGCTCGCTGAAGGTGGTTCCGGATCGTTTTATCGACGCCGCAGCCTACCTGCTCGACTACGACCACGTCAGCTTCAAGACGCTGCGTAACGTCGAGGCCAAGCCACTGGCGAAGACGGGCGATGCGGAAAAGATGCTCATCACCTGGGAGTACGGCCTTCAGATGGACAACAAGGACGCTCACGCCGTCATTCGCGACCTCACGTAAGAACCTGCAATGTGGTTGGCCCCCGAAAGGGGGCCTTCCCTTGGGAGTGATTGAATGTTCAAGACCCCTATCATGTGCCTCAACATCGACATGCCAGGTATTACCGTGGCATCCGGTGCGACGACGGCCCAGACGGCCATCCCGGTCAATTCGGCAGGCGTGGTTGCCAAGTACGTGCGTGTTACGGCCACGGTCGCCGCCCACATCCGGTTCAACAAGGCAACGGCAACGGCCACAACCAACGACCTTCTTCTCATCCCTGGTGATTCCGCTGTCCTCTGCGTGCAGAACTATGACGTCTTCGCGGTCATCCAGAACGCCGCTGCGGGCTTCGTCAACGTGGTTCCCATCGAATGGGGCTGATCCAGACACACGTCTCCTTTGATGGGGACGATATGACCTAGAACCGGGTGCAGGATGTCGAGCCGGTGCTGGAGTCGTGTGCCAACCTGCGGTACATCGGGGCCGTCGGATCGGCCGAGATGAAGCACGCCATGCGCCTGCCGATGGTTTTCGTGGAGAAGTACATCAACGACCACGGAATCAGCCTGCACGAGTTCGAAGTTAACTCCGTACACCTCAAGCGCATCATGAATTCGTCCGAGTTCTCCGCTTTCCGCATCTGGCAGGGTAAGGTCTAAGCAATGTTGAACGACTACGCCACACTACAATCCTCCGTCGCGTAGTTCCTAGCGCGGGCCGACCTTGCTGGCATCATCCCGACCTTCATCCAGTTGGCCGAAGCCCGGATGAACAACGACCTTCGCCTGTCGCCCCAGCAGGCCATGGTGTAGGGTACGTCCGTGGCTGGCGTCATTACCCCGCCAGCAGGCTTCCGTCAGGTCCAGGCGCTCATTGTGAGCCTTGAGGGCGTGGAGCGTGAGTTGTACCCGCTGCCCCCCATTCAGGACACGAATGCGGAGCTGTTCGTCCTGCCCATCGGCTACACGATGGTTAACGGCGTCATCAACATCGTGGGTGCTGCGGATACGGACTACCGCTTGTTCTACTACGCCTATATCCCCAGCCTGACCGATGCGACCCCCCAGAACTGGCTCATTCTCGCCCAACCACAAATGTACCTCTATGGGACGCTTCTGGAGGCGTGCATTTACCTGCGCGATGACCAGCGCACGGCCCTGTTCGGCCAGGGCTATAACACGGCACTCGCTGCGATGAAGAAGAACGACGACAACCTGCGTTATGGCCCGTCGCCTCGGCCCCGTGTGGACTTCATCACCGCATGAGTGCCATCCCCTTCATCGGCTTCGCACCCGACACCGACCCGGCAACGCCTGGTGTCATCGTGGATTGCGACAACATTATCCCGACGACGAAAGGTTTCTCAGCGGGCAATAGCCTCGTGGACGCTGGCCTGGCCGCTCTGGATAGCGCATGCAAGGGTGCTTATGTAGGCACGCTGCTGGACGGAACTAAGCGCATTGTGGCGGGAACTAACGCCAAGCTCTGGGATATCGCTGGCGGCGCTTGGGTGGACCGCAGCAAGGCGGGCGGCTACACAGGCATCGCTCCGTGGCGCTTCACCATGTTCGGTAGCAACATCATCGCGACCAACCGGGCCCAGCGCATCCAGTAGGCCGCTCCGTCCGGCTCGTTTGCCGATATCCCCACGGCACCGCTCGCTGCCATCGTCTGCTCGGCCTCCAACTTCGTCATGGCCTTCAACTGGTCCGACCAGACCGGAAGCTCCGGCGATCAGCCTGACGGATGGTGGTGCTCCAACCTGTTCGATCAGACCGCGTGGACGCCCACAGTCGGCTCTCAGGCGGCCAATGCGCGCCTCGTGGACTCTCCGGGACCCATTACCGCAGGTCGTGAGTTCGGCGCTGATGTGATCGCGTACAAGGAGAAATCCATGTACCGAGGCCAGTACGTCGGGCCACCGCTGATCTGGTCGTGGCAGCGCATTCCCGGCGATATCGGCTGCTCCGGACAGGAGGCCGTGGTGGTGGTGGCCGCATCCCATTTCTTCGTCGGCCCGTCCGACTTCTTCGTCTACGATGGCACCGTTCCGCGTTCCATCGGTGCGCCTATCCGCGAGTGGTTCTTCACTAACCTCAACGGCTCGCAGCGGTCCAACATCAAGGGCGGTGCCGACCTGACCCGTGACCTCGTGTACTGGTATTTCCCCAGCACGGCATCATCGGGCATCTGTGACCTGTGTGTGGTCTACAACATCCGCACGAACCAGTGGGGTAAGTTTGCCCGGTCCATCGAAGCCGTGATCCAGTACTCGTCCGGAAACGTCACCTACGATGGTCTGGGCACGCTGTATAGCACCTACGACAACCTGCCGAACATCGCCTACGATTCGCCGTTCTGGATCGCCGACAATACGGTCCCTGGCGTCATCTCGACGGACCACAAGCTCTACAGCCTGACCGGCGTGCCGGGTGCCTCGTACATCGTCACGGGTGATATCGGCGATGAAACCAACTTCTCCCTGTTCAGCCGGTTTACGCCTCGCTACAGGGTGCAGCCGACCACGGCTCAGGCGACAAACTACTATCGCTACGACTTCGGTGCGTCGCCCGTGCAGGACAGTACGATTGCCCAGTCCCTCGGGCGCTTCGACTTCCACCGGGATGCCCGCTGGCACCGTCTGCGCATGGACTGGACGGGCACGGTCGTCATCAACGGCGGCACCCCGGCCATCATGGCGACGACACCCGAATGAAACTTCAGCAGAACCCCACCCTACCTGGCGACACCCAGTAGCTCGTTCTGCGCCTCTCCGACCTGTATAGATTGACGGCGGTGTAGGTGAACCTTCTCACCGAAGGTCGTGCCGCAGCGGTCTACAACGCCCTGCCCACGATCCCGACATCCGGGCAGAACGCCGTGGGCGATTTCGTACTTAACTCGGCCCCGGCAGAACTGGGTACGGCAGGGTCAAAGTACCTTGTCCACGGATGGAGATGCACCGTAGCTGGCACTCCCGGCACATGGCTTCCCGTTCGCACACTGACAGGTAACTAATGCTTCCCCATCTAGCAGGTACGACTTCTGACGGTGTGATGACCTACGCCTATGTGGCCGATATCAGGTCCGTGTGGCCCGTGATAGCTCCTGGCATCCGGCAGATCATAGCGACCAACCATGAGCCCTATATCGCCGAGGACGTATACCACGCGATCATTTCAGGTCACGCAGCAGCATATATCGTGAACAAGTCATCGGGTGAGTACGCAGGGTTCTCCATTCTGTCTCCGCATGTCATGCCGTTCGAACGTGCTCCCGTCCTGAATCTCTGGCTCGGGTATACGACAGAGGCGACAACCGGTCATTACGGCATCGAGATATCGAAAGCGGTCCAGAAGGCCGCTGGCTTTGCACGACTGGTGTTCTGCACCCCACAAGAAGGCTGGCCCGAGCGCTACGCCCAGAAACTCCATACTTGGTACGAGGTCAATTGAGATGGGCGGAAGCAGCACGCCAAAGAACACGACGACCACTACGTAGACGGTACTTCCGGCGTGGCTATCGAACGAATATACGAACTTCTTCAATCAGACGAACGACGTCAACGCAAAGCCATATCAGTCATACGACGGCACACTGAACGCTGGCCCCAATGCGTTGCAGGGTCAAGCCGCCAACAATGCCTATGCGGGCTCCAATGGAGGCGGCAACCAGACTAACTGGCTGACGGCACTTCTTGCTGGAAATCAGAACGTCTACGCTCAGCAGAGTCCCTACGCTGGCCCAAATCAGTATCTTGACGGTGTGGTCAACGACTCCAACCGAGACATCACCACTGCGTACAAACAGGGTGCCGGCGTGCAGTTGCCGACCCAGTTCGCGCAGGGTGGTGCATTCGGCGGTTCAGCCATGTAGCAGGCATCCACGGCCAGTCAGCAGCAGCTCGCACAGAGCCTTGCAACGAACACGGACAACCTGCGCTATACCGACTACAACAATCAGGCGGATCGCTGGCAGCAGGGCTTCCAGAACCAGCTAGCGGCATCGCAGAACAATGCGCAGAACATCCTCGGGGCATCCAACGCCCTTAACGGGGTGGGTGCACTCCAGGCTCAGTACAACAGCCAGCTCGCGAACATGGGTCAGGTGTACCAAGACAAGGCGCAGGGCGACATCGACCAGCAGTACAACGACTGGTATCAGAAGAACTACGGTTACGACCAGCAGCGACTTGCTAACCAAGGAAACGCACTCAACTCGTCTGCCGGCAGCTTCGCTGGATCGGCCACGTCCGGCCTCAATCCTGCCTACAAGCCGCGCACGACGGGTGGAGCTGTAGCGGCCGGGGCAGGCGGGGCTCTGGCCGGCGCAGCAGCCGGTGCGTCCATGGGATCGGTAGGTGGCCCATGGGGCGCTGCCATTGGTGCCGGCGTCGGCCTCGCTTCCTACTACCTCTAAGGCGGACATATGGGCACTTTCGACTTTCTCTCCGGGATGCAGGGCCAGTCTGGCGCATACAGCCAGTTCCAGCCGACCGCCGATTACAGCCAAATGCTGCAAGGCGGCTAGGCGCAGGCGTCGGCCACTCAGGGCTTAGATTTCTCCAAGATTGGAGACTGGGCTACGCAGATGGCGTAGAAGACGCAATGGGCACAGAACCCCCAGTCTGCTAACTTCCAAGGGGTTCTTTCGGGCGGTAATACCACCCAAGGGTAGGTTCCTGATATGCAGAAGATGCTTTAGGCCATGGGTGCCACTCAGGGCACGCAACCGACGCAGGGCACAGTGTCTCCACTTCAGGCACACGCCCGTCAGCTTCAGCTCGGTCAGGTAGTGCAGGGTAATGCGGGCTACATCGGCGGCAACACTCGCAGCGGTCTTCTCGGGAGTGTCCGCTAATGGCTTGGTACGACGGCCTGATCGGCCCAACTCCTGGCGCTTCGAATGATGAGCGTGCCCAGCTTGCACGTGGTGGACTTCTTTAGGCTGGACTTGGCATCCTCTCCGCAAATAGCCAGCCTGGCGTATCACCGGGTCAGGCAATCACGGGTGGTTTGCTAGGTGGACTGCAGTCAGCCTAGCAGGGAGGGCAGGATCTTCAGCAGCAGAAGTTTAAGCAGCAGCAGATGCAGTTCCAGCAGTCCTAGATGCAGGACCAGCAGGACCAGCAGGCGAGGCGCCGTCAGATCCAAGACCTTGCCCTGAAGTTCGCCAAGCCTGATGGCACGTTCGATATGCCGGGGTATCAGGGCGCACTTGCCCAGATCGACCCGCAGGCAGCGATGGAGTTGCACCAGAACGAGATTCAGACCAAGAACGCTGAGTTGCAGGGTCAGAAGGCCCAGCGCGACCTCAATACCGCCCAGACCCGTGAAATCGATATGGGTAACCAGAAGGTCACGCAGGAACAACAGCCGGACGGTTCGTGGAAGCAGATTGCATCGGGCAGCAGGTTTGCTCCGCAGCAATCCGAAGGATCGGCTCTTATGCAGAAGATCGCCGTAGCCAAGAAACTTGGTGCGACCGATGACGACATTAAGGGGATGCTTGGCTTCGGTAGTGGGCTGTCGAACACACCGGCCTACAATCCGAATGGCCCGACCGGCGACACGTTCATCAAGACGCTACCGGCGAACGATCAGCCCATCGTGAAGGCTGTGCTGGATGGTCGTTACCCGATCCCCACCGGCAAGGCGGCAACGTCTCCCGAGTGGCAACGTGTCGTGCAGCTTGCGACGCAGGCCGATCCCACGTTCGACGCCGGTAACTATCCGGCCCGCGCGTCGGCTCGCAAGGACTTCACCTCTGGCCCTACGTCCAAGACGATTACGGGCCTGAACACGCTCGCTCATCACATCAATACGTTGAATTCGTCCATTGATGGACTGGATAACGGCAGCCTACAGACGCTCAACACGGTGGGAAATTTCTTCAACAACAGGACCGGCAACCCGAAGGTCGTCAAGTTCCAGGTGGCGGCTAATGCGGTGGCTGACGAGGCGGCCAAGGTATTCGCCGGTTCGGGATCGGCTCTGGCTGATCGTGAGAAGCTGGCCAGCATGTTCGATTCCAGTATGTCGCCGGCCCAGTTGAAGGCTGCTACGGCTCAGTTGTCCGAACTCGTAGAAGGAAAGCTTGGCGGCCTCCAGAACCAGCTAGATCAGGGCATGGGTCTTGGCTCGCGAAACATTCAGGTCGTCAGTCCGGAGGCTCGCAAGCTGTTTGACGCTCAGCGCAGTGGTGGGACGGGCGCTCCCTCGGCCTCGGCCGAAAAGAAGGTCTACAAGTTCAACCCGGCCACCGGCCAACTGGAACCCCAGTAATGACCGATATCGTTGTGCAACTCCCGGATGGATCTGAAGCACACTTTCCCGAAGGAACCGATCCGGGAGTGATGCAGGCCGCGTTGCAGAAACAGTATGCAACGCCGGCTCAGACTAACGCCCAAGCTCCTTCCCTTATGCAGCGTGCCGGCGACGCCATCTCGCAGGGCTACAAGGACGTAAACGACTTCGGTAACAACCTGGGCGACTCATTTGCCCATCACGTTGCCAGTGTTCCCGTGGGCCTCGCTCAGCTTGGCATGCATGGGGCCTAGGCTGTCGGCGACCTCGTTGCGCCTGCCGACAACACGCTCTCTGGCCTCATCACCGGCAAGCAGAAAGGTAACTGGCTGGACCAGCAGACCGGTGCCTACGACAGGTGGGTGCAGGACCGCGAGAACGCCTATCAGGGCTCCGTGCCCGACTCGGCAGGAAGCTACGCAGGCGCCACTATCGGCGAGGTACTTCCGTGGGCCACAGGACTCGGCGAAGCTCGTGCACTCGGGCTGATCCCGACCGCCTCCAAGCTGGGCGGTAAGCTCGGTTTGTTGGGTGCCGAAGGCGCGGCCATGGGTGCCACCCAGCCCATCACGAATGGCGGCGATAACTACGCCGCGGACAAGGCCAAACAGGTGGCCGTGGGTGCCGGCACTGGTCCGCTGCTTTACGGGCTTGGTGCTGGGGCCAACGCCGCGGGTAAGGGCATCGGCAACGTTGCCCAACACATCACCAATCCGCAGGCCATCGCGGATGCCAATATCGCCAAGCTGTATGGCGGCACGCCAGATGTCGTGGCGAAGCTCCAGGCTGCGGACAACTTCGTCCCCGGCGAGGCTCCGTCAGCGGCTCAGGTACTCCAGACGCCGGAGGCTGTGCAAGCAGAACGGATGCTGCGGAATAACCCCTCCTCCGGCCCCGCCTTTGTTGGTCAGGACAACGCGAACAACTCGGCCCGCATGGGCATCCTGCAAAACATCGCGGGTACGGATGACGACCTCGCTGCGGCTGTCCAGGCGCGTCGTGACGCCACGGCACCGTACTTCAAGGATGCTCTATCCCCCAACAACCCGCAGCAGCGCTACAAGACGGCCATGGGCCTTCTAGGCGATCTTAAGGGGCAGTACGCACGTCCGGACTATGACGCTCTCCAGCAGGCCAAGGGAATCGCCTCCAAGGTATCTCGCGGCACATTGGGCGAGGGCGAGGCCACGGATCTGCTCAACCAGATATCGGTCAAGACCAATAAGGCGCAGAAAGTACTGGATCAGGCTATAACGGCGATCAACAAGAACATGGTTGATCCGACCCGCATCGCGAACCAGCTTCAGGAATTGACGAAATCGGGCAATCCCACGGTAGCCGGAGCCGCTAAGCAGCATCTGGACCTGATTACCCGGAATGCCGACGAGAACGGAATGGTTCCCGCGCGGGCATTGGACGACATGCGGTAGAATATCGGCAGTATGCTTTCCGCGAACGCCCCTAACGGCATTGTCGGTTCTCAAGAGGCCGCACTGTATGGTCCCATCTCCGCGAAAATTGTCTCTACTCTCGACCGATCGATACCGGGCTATCGTAATAACCTGGCGACGTACGCCAAGCTTTCGCAGCCTATTAACGATATGCAGGCCGTACGTGGGCTACTTGACCCTAACGCTCCGGGTAGCCTTAACACTGCTGGCGATTCACAGCTTACAGCGGCTCGTGTAAAGCAGGCTATGCGGGCTGACGACAAGGCCAACTACAGCCTGAGCGAAAACGCCCATGCGCAGATGGAAAACGTCAGGGATAGCCTCCAACGTCGTGGTATCTCCGACGCGAAGGTAAACGCGGCTGGACCGGGAACCGCAGCCGACATGCAGGCACAAGGCCTTCTTTCAGGCGCCATCTTCGGTAGCAATCTAGGCAACAAGGGGGGTTGGCTTGGCCGTGCAGGCGGCGCGACCATAGGCGGTCTTTTGGGATCGGCTATCGGCCCAATGGAAGGAATCGCAGGCGCGGGCATTGGTGCCGGCATATCGGATGCCATCGGTGCCGTGAACAACCGGATCATCGCCAAGACAGGCCAGACCGCCGCCGACTCCCAAGCGTCCGCCGAAGCTATTCAGCGCTGGCTAGCCAAACAGCCCAAGGGCCAACGCGGCCTACTTGAGCAATATCTTTTCGGGGCGCCTGCAACTCAGGGCCTTCTCAACAAGGGAAATCCATAATGCCTGTCCCGTCTAAGATGTCCGACCTCTAGACCATCGCGGCCAGCAATAGCCCCGCTGGCTCCGATGCAATCGGCAATAGCCTGGATGACTATATCCGGGCCGTTTCGGCGATCATACGCTCCACTAACGCCCTGTCGTCCGCCACGATTGCCAGTGGTTCCACCACGGACCTCGGCACGTCCGATGGTGAGGCTGTCACGGTCACCGGCACGACGGGGATTACGAGCTTCGGCACCACGCCGGCAGGTATCGTACGCGAGGTGACGTTCTCCGGCATCCTGACCATTACGAACTCGTCTGCCATCGCTCTTGGAGGCGGTGTAGGTGGTAATTACACGACAAAGGCAGGCGACGTTCTCCGGTTTCGTAGCCTCGGCTCGGGAAACTGGAAACAGGTCGCTTCCAACCCCATCGGCTACATCCCCGTGAATCTTGCGGGGGACACGATGACAGGGTCGCTTAGCGTTACCGGATCGATTAGCGCTACCGCAGGTGTTACGGGCGCCACAGGCGTCACCTCGACGGCCGGCACCTTCACAGGCGCCCCTACGTCCCTCGTCCTCCAGTGCGCTTCCGCGTCTGGTCTCGTATCCATCCGGCCCAACGGTGGCTCTACGACGGGGCAGACATCCATTGCGGCGACCGGTGATATGACGGTTGGCGGCAATGTGAATATACCCAACGGAGGCGCCATGCGGTCAACGGGCGCCTTCTGTATCATCGCAGCCGGTGGTGGTGGCTTCGTTACGATCCGCCCCAAGGGCTCAGCCGACTCAAGCGTCGCCCTAAATATCAACGCCACGGGAGGTGCTGATTTCACGGGCGTTATCTCCGCTGCCGATTTCACCTATACGTCTGACGTTCGGCTGAAGAAGAACATCAAGAACGTGGAACTCCGCGACCTCTCTAGCGTGCCGCTGGTGACGTGGGACTGGCGTCAGAAAGGTAAGGGTAGTGGTCGTGGCGTACTGGCCCAGACGCTTCAGAAGCTCGCCCCTGAACTTGTGACGGCCGACGAAAAGGGCCAGTTGACCGTGGACAAGCTCAACATGGTTCTTGAGCGTGTCGCCTATCTTGAGCAGAAGCTCAAGAAAGCGGGCCTCTGGTAATGGCTACCGTTCCCGCTTCGCCTCCCTTCAACCTTTCCACCGCACTGGCCGTCTTCAGCCTTGGCGTTGGGAGTTCCTTGAGTCAGCTCAGGCGCTCCCCTGGTGGCGTGGTTCCAAACACTGGTCCCAACGCTGGCGTTCCAACAGGCGCCCCCCTCTCAATGTCTCAACTACGAGGGGCCACAAGCGGAACGGCCCTAGCCATGTCGGCATCACCAGTCACGGGCTCAACGTCAGTGGGGATCTCCAATGACCTCATTGGTAATGGGAGCATCTTCGCCAGTGGCGGCACACCTCCTTACACCTACAATACCGTTTTCCAGAGCGGCACATCCTTCACTCTATCGAGCGCAACGACGGCTAGCCCGCAATTCCGGAGACTAGGCAACCCCCCGGCAAGCAACGTTACCGGAACCTATAGGGCGACCGTCACGGACGCCGTGTCAGCCTCAGCCTTTCAGGACTTTGTGGTCACCGATAACAGGTCGTAATCGGATAACATTGACGCGGTCGCATGGGTAGAAATGTAGACTTTGTGTAGACCGCCTCTCAGGCCCCGTAGCTCAGCTGGATAGAGCGTCCCCCTCCTAAGGGGGTGTTCTTACATTAAGTTGTTGATAGATAAACTGGTTGCATTGATATGACTGGTATGCGTTAGGAACGAATTGGAGCGTCTGTGTAGAGTGTGTAGACCTCTACAGGCTGATCTTCATTACCTCGCTCCAGCCGCCTACCGGGCTGAGGTGGGCATACATTTCCGTGGTCTTGTAATCGGCATGACCAGCGAGCATCTGAATGCGCCTCAACGGCACTCCAGCCATCGCCAGATGTGCACAGAACGTATGCCTTAGGCGGTGAAGATTCCCGCCTATCCCGGCCGCTTTGGCATCCCGTGCGAACCAATCCGACACCGTATCCGCGTGCACGGGAACGATCTTTTCAGGTAGACCAAGGAGTGTGACTTCAGCCGACAGATTGAGAGGTATCTCCCGCCTCTTGCCTGACTTCGTCCGCACTTTCGCATTAACTGATTCCACGCGGATGCGCTTCTCAGATGGATACGCCACGATGTCCTTCTTCGTGGCTTTGGCAATCTCGCCGCGCCGCAATCCTGTGTTGGCCAGGAATCGCCACAGGTCAGCCCGCAATGGGTTGGCTTCATACAGCGCCTTGAGCGCTTCGGCTGTGTAGAACTCCACAGTCACATCGCGAACGCCACGCGGTGTCCTGACTCCGTCCATCGGGTTCACATCCAGCTCCTTCCATTCGATACCTCGCGCAAACGCCGTCTTTAATCTTCGGATCTCCTTTCCGACCGTCTCCGGAGCGGCCTCATCATCTACGAGGCGAGCGACTTTCCACCACTCAATCTCTACTGCCGAAAGCTTGTCGATATTTCGATGACCAAAACTGGTCAGGAACTTCTTTGTCTCCGAACGTAGCTGCTTGCCTGTCGTCGGGTGCTCGGCGTCGTACCAGTCGAAGTAATGCTTCTCAAGGAAGTCTCTGACGGTTGGAAGCCTTGGAAGGATCTTCACTCCGTAGGTGAGCTCAGCCTCTACGGCCGCCCTTTTCCGCTCGGCTTCCGAGGCCGAGACCTTGCCAAGAGATCGGCGATGACGCTTGCCCCCTTGGGTAAATGAGAGATAGGGGATTTCGCCACGCCATTCGATGGTTGGTTTTGCCACGGGTCTGCCTGTTGGATCATTCGGTAGAGTTCGTCCTTGGAGTAGAGCTTCCGCCCCATCGGATTCCTGGCGACGATGCCATGCGCTTCGCACCCCTTACGGAACGTCTTAAGGCACACGCCGCAATAGAACGCTCCCTCGGCTTCTGTCAGCCAGTCCTTGCCGGTGATGTTCATGGACTCTGCGGCACCCATATCAGTCCTCCCGGTAGCCCCATTCGCGCAGAAGATTTTTGGCCTTGTCTGAGTCTTCTCGCGCTTCCGCTTCGGCCTCGATCTTCATCCTCGCCTTGAACGCCTGATATAGCCACTCGACGTACTTCCAATCGGTATCCAAGTCCTGATTGAAGACCTTGGCTAGGTCGCCCAACTTCGCCTCAACTTCCTCGGTAAGAAAGTTCTCGATCACGCCCCACCTCCATCCACGGTCTTGCTGCGGGCGGCGTCAAGCTGTCGGTCAGCATGCTTGCCAGTCCAACGCGAAGCACCTTCCCCGAATATTCCGTGGCATATCCAGAAGCCAGTCATCCCCTGGCTGTCACGGACGTGCCTGTACCGCTCCGCATCTGCCACCGACTCAAGCAGCGCGTGGCCGTGGTCGCGGAGGAAGTTGACCATCGCCATCTTCGCCCACGTCGGCATGACTCCGGTCGCCTCGTAGTGCTCCTGAGCTCGCATGGCCTTCTCAAGTTCCTCTCGCAAGCTCATGCCTCACCTCCTAACGATGCCACCGCATCCCATTCGAAATATCGAAGTTCCCAAGTGGGGTGCAATGGCATTGTGTGATTTATGCCATCCAATTGAATGTTGAGTTTCCCGTTGCTCGCCGATCGGATCGTGCCCATTTCCTTCCTACCGCCTCCGTTGTACTCGACGCGCATACCACGCTTCGCCGGGACGCCATACGTCTTCCGAATCCACTCCATGCTCATGCCTCTTTCTCCTGGCGGGTATTCCATGCAATTACCGCTTCCGACATATTCGATAGCGTCGGCCCGAAGCAATCGCAATCTGCGCAAACAATGCGAGCCTCATCTAGGCCAACATCGTCCTCAAGGTTGGTTGACCCACAGAACGGGCACGGTTTCAATTCCTCGCTCATACCTTCTCTGCCTTTGAAATGAGGGCGGTTAGGTCTATCGCTGACGTGAGGGCATCGCGGCAACCGTCGTAGTAGCCCTCGTCGTAGCTGCTCGGGTATGGGTCCATTTCTAGCTTGTCGAAAAGCGCCCGAAGGTCACTAACTTTCACCACGTCGCCCTGGTGGGAAAGGGCGACTTGCGCATGAACACGCAGACGAACACGTTCTAGCGCATGGATAAAATCGGCATTTGTGTCGTCGCCATGGACGTTAACGAGTCTTTCCCTGATCCAGTCGAGCACTTCACCATCCTTGTGAGTAAGCCGGCCTGACTCTCGCCTCTCATCGGTCGATGGGTTGGTCATAGTGAACTCCCGTTCGGCAGGTAGTGGCCGGGAAGGCCGCAGGTTCGAAGCATCGATGCGTTGTCCTGCCCGTAGGCTATGAGGACCAACGGGCCACCACTGTTGCCCTTTGCCCTTGTACCGTCGGGATAATGGAAGTGAGGACGATTCGCCAGGAATAGCAGACCATCAGCCTTTCCCCATACGTGATCGACAAACATCCGTGTCTCCGTCCTTGCGAACACGAGAGCGATACCATCGCCATGGTCGGCCATCTTCTTTAGCCAAGCGCTGGTGTGCTGCCCATATGGCGGGTTGAGCCATACACGGCCGTGCCAGTCAGCAGCAAGGCCGCACTCGGGAAGCTCTATATGGCGGACAGCGGTGTCCCATGGTCGAGGCGATGGTGCAGCGCAAGGATCCAAATCGAACTCACCAAGCGCCCGAACAATCTCCGGCGGCGTCAGCCAGACGTGCGTCCCCGCTTCCGGCCGTGCACGATACGGATGGGCCATCACACACCTCCCACGTCAGGAGATGCGTCTATCTGATCCGCAGTAGCGATCCCAGTCAGACCCCACTCGTTGAACTTGGCTACCTTGGATGCCGCCCGTTTGTCGAGTTCAGAGTGGGAGAAGTTGCCTTCCTTCGCGAAGTACCGCGCTGCGGCCATCACATCCGCAAGCTCATCCTGAATGCGCGCGCGAAGATCGCCAGCACCATCCGGATGCTTGCCACTCGGGAACGGGCCGAGCTTGCCAAGCACCGTGAGAAGTTCGCCCATTTCCTCCACTAGCTTATAGAAACCGCGATACGAAACGCCGCCCTCCGGTTCAACCGAAACAACCCTGTGGCCGGTGGGGATGGTGGGCGTGGTAAGGTATCTGGCGAACGCCATATCTTTTTCGTTGCACTCATCACACTCAGCCCCCGTACTGCTAACTTTTATCTTTCCGTTGGGGATAATGGCCTTGATGTCGCCACTCTGCGTATGGATGACAGCGCATCGCAGCTTAGTGTCATACGACGCAAGCAGAGCCACAGCCTCCCCCTGCGCATAGTTAGAAAACTGAAACTCACCCGCACCGAACGATTCCCCGGACTCTTGTTCAGCCATAGCAAGTCGAACTGCACGAGCTATGTTTGGATCGTTTAGGTTTGGCCTGTCAATGGACGATGGCATGGGTTTTTGTGGAACTATAGTCATGTCAATCGCCCCCTGCGCAACGGGCTGGGATTGGGATAGGTGGGCGTCGATGGCGTCGGCCCAGTCATGGCACTGGTCTACATGCGCCGATGCTTTACGAGACCGCATTTCATCGCGCAATGCCTTAAGCGTCATCATTTCGTCTGCTCCTTATGAATCACTAGGCATCCGCAATTGTCGCAACGGCCTGGTGACGACCAGCTACCGCACACGACGCACCAGTAACGACCATTACTCATTTCGTCTGCTCCTTGGGGGTGCGGGTGGATGTCATGCTTTCGTTATCCGATGCATTGGCTGTTATCTCCCATAGGATTCGCGCCGATGCCGAATGGACGGGCATTTCCAACTGTTCCGGCTTGAGTTCCCGGTCAGACCGCTGCCAATCGTTGTAGGCCGCGAACTCGCGAACCTTTATCCAACCAACGGCGCGAAGTGATGCGCCCGTCTCATCCGCCTGCGTATACGTTATGAGGCGGGTGTAGCCCATAGCCTTGGCAGCTTTCCAAGCAGCGCCATAGAGCATGGAGTTTGCGTTCTTACTGCCATCCGTGCAGGTCCGATTGACCTCGGCAGTGAACCCATTGTCAAAGTGGCGGGAGATAGGGCGGCCAACCATAGCCACTCCAACTATCTGTCCATTCGACTCGACCGCGATAGAGAACTTGTGGCCCTGGGGTGGCTTATTGTGACGATGCAAAGTGCGCACGAATTCGCACGCATCCTTGAATGTCACTGGGCGGACACGGAGGCTCACTGTAAGAACCACACAAGTTCTTTGAATCCAAAAACTGCCGCCGAGATGGCTATTCCGGCGATGACGCAGAGTCCAATCTCCTTAATTTCATCAGTGAGCCTCACTTCAAAGCCTCCAATGCCTGCCGACGCGATTCGCTGGCATCGTTCAAGGCTATCTCCGCATCCCAGCACTGCTCGCCATTCGTTGCTGATTCCTTCATGGATTGAGCCACATCGTAAGCCCGATCCGCCTCCACCAACTCCACCAACTCCCCAACCTTCCCCCGCAGCGCGGCGAGTTCTTCCTCAAGCCGCGTGACCTGCCCCTCGGCCTTGTTCCATTCCTTCCGAAAGTACGCAGCCTGTTCCTCAAGCGTCCTGTAGTCTGCGTGAGCAGCTTCGGATGCCCGATAGCCGTCCTTGTACATGAGTGCCATAACGCTACGGCCAACAGCTACATGCGACTTCTCATGCGCGTTGAATGGAGACCTTGCGATAGCTGCGTCAATAGCGGCCTGATCGAGTTCCTTTCCTGACAATACCTTTGGCATCACACCTTCTCCTTCAGAACATTTCGGGCGGCGTGTACGGCATCACCGTAATCATCAGATCCAAAACCAACGTATTGAAGCGTAGCCTTGTACTGGACCACTTCAGCGGTGAGTTCGGCCAACAAATCCTTTGCCACGCCTAGGTCATAGCGAAGCTCGTCGACTTCCTCGGTGAGTTCGGCAATGCGGGCGTCTTGCTCGGCTTCTTTGGCGATCCGCGCATCGATGTCATCAAGCAGGTCGTAGTACTCCTGCGTGCGAAAGAAATTGTCGCCATTGATGACGTTCTCGATGAACTCGCGCCATGGGTTGTACGGCTTATCACTCGCACCCATCACGTTCTCCTTTGGCGGCCGATAGGGCGGCGCGGGCTAGCTTCTGTGAGAGGTCGCAAATGCGGAGGTTCTCCCAGTACCACTCCTTCCATGCCTTCTCACCTTCCTCAGTCTGGCGGCGAGCGACATCATGGAAGCCATCTTCTTCACGCTTCAGCCATTCCGCGAACGTCTTGCATGCCTCGTACAGGTCGGCTCCCTGACGAAGCATTGAAGCTACGTCCTGACCGATCCAGTCGGCGCTATCGGCCATCTGACGCATCTGCTCACCCGTCCAGCCATTCGGTTTGGTCATCTGCGCGGCCTCAGTAGTACGAGTGGCGGCGGAAGGAGCGAAACGGAATATCGTCATCCGATACATCGCCGTACGAAGCATTCGCCTGCGACCGCTGAGGCGCAGCGCTCTCCTGGCGATGCGCAGGCGCTTCACCACCCTGCTTACCTCCAACCAGCTTCAGGTCAGCCACACGCAGCGTCAGGTAGGTTTTGCCCTCATGTTCACGCGTACCAAGCTCGCCCTGCACGAAAACCTGTGATCCCTTGACGAGATATGGTGCGACACCTTCATATCGCTTACCCCACGCGGAGCAGTCCAGCCAGATCGTCACCTTCTTGTCGCCGAACCCGGAATCGACGGCCGCGGAGAATCCCGTAACCGGCTCGCCGCTACCTGTGTGGCGGGTTACGGCGTCTTTGCCGATGCGACCAACGTCAGAAAAGTTGATGGACATGGTTATGCAGCCTCTTGCGTGGGTTTGGATTTCGCGTCTTTGGCTCGCTTGAGCGCACTGCGCTGCTTGCTGTCCAGACGAGTCCAGAGAGCAATCGTTTCGTCCGAATCTAGGTTCTGCGTCTGGATGTGGTCTAGCGCAGCTTCGGCGTCGCCACTGGAGAGAAGTCCGGCCGCCTGGTTAGCCACGTCCATGAGGAACGCCTGCTCATCGGCCCCCATGGCTTCCCACGCACCCTCGGTGGGCGTACCTGCCACCTGACGTGCCTGCGGCTTCCCATATGCCTTGCTGGCGGCGTTACCGTCATCGTCCTCGGGGGCAATTCCAGCCAACGCCATGAGCGCGTAGCGACGGGCGTATGTAAGTGCTGAGCCTTCGGCCTGAGGGTCGTTCTTGATCGGGTGAATCGGATATTCGCCACCGAGCCACTGTCCAGATATGTGCAGGAGCCTGGTATGCAGAACGGTCTTCCCGCCCTCAGGCATCGCGGTCGGCTGAGTCTGGAAAATACCGTTCTCCAGAAGTGCCCCGTCGATGGCATCGATCACGCCATCCAGAGACACATACTTGGACTTGAAGTGCGGATTGCTGGCGTCCTTAACCGCAGCCTTAAACGAAGCCTTGGCCTTGATGAGCGCCGGGACGATCTGGTCAATGCTTTCACTTTGCAGGTTCATTTCTAGCCCTCGTCAATTGCTTCGTCTTCGTCATCACATGGGTGCTGTTCGCTTTCGTACTGCTCGGTCTCTGTTGGCATGTGGATTTACGCTTGGTTGTGGTGGTTAAGCTGTATGGGTATCTGCCGTAGCCGTAGCCGTCGCCGTAGCCGTCGCCGTAGCCGTTGCCGTAGCCGTTGCCGTAGCCGTAGCCGTAGCCGTAGCCGTAGCCGTTGCCGTTGCCGTTGCCGTAGCCGTTGCCGTTGCCGTTGCCGTAGCCGTATCCGTTGCCGTAGCCGTAGCCGTTGCCGTTGCCGTAGCCGTCGCCGTTGCCGTCGCCGTCGCCGTCGCCGTTCGGATACTTCATCGCGTCACCAGGCTGTATGGGTATCTGCCGTAGCCGTAGCCGTCGCCGTAGCCGTCGCCGTAGCCGTCGCCGTCGCCGTAGCCGTAGCCGTCGCCGTAGCCGTAGCCGT